CAGAAGCCATATGAACCACCGTTTCCAGTCAACATCAATTCGCTAACACAGATAACTTCCCCATACTCATTGAAGACTGGGCCGCCAGAATTGCCTTCGTAGATTTTGGCATCAACCTGATCCACATACTTTGGATTTGCGCCTGAGCGACGATCTTTTGCTGATACAATACCTTCCGATACTGTCCAGTGAAGATTCCACGGATGCCCAATGATTACCACTTTGCTACCTGGAACAGATAGTTCGCTATCACCAAGCGGAAGAATTGCCACCTTCTCATGAGCCTTAAACTCATCCCACTTCTTTAGTTTGATTACAGCAAGATCAACAATAGGATCAGCATAAACAACTTCGGCCTCATATCTTACCTGATTGTGGTGAGAAACGACTGCTATCTTTCCCTTGCCGTCGATTACATGTTGATTGGTGATGATTAGATTTTCACCGATGATGAATCCTGTGCCGATACCACCATTTGATACATCAATTGTGTTTTCAATAAGAACTGTGCCATTCTTAACTTCATTAACTAACTGCACGGTGTTTTTAGGTAGAAATTGACATCCCATAAGAGCAAGAGCCATTAGCCCTATAATTGCGTATTTCATTCGCTTGTTCCTTTTGATGGAGGAGAACCTGGCTCTACTATCTCAATGCCTTTTGGGCGCCCTGGTTCATAAGTGTCTTCTTGTTTCATCATTATCTTAGCGATCATATCACCAATGATTGAAGACATATCGGTAATTTCGCCATCGTACTCTTCACCTTCTCCCTGCCCTTCCATCGGTGGGATTCCATCTATACGAACTTCTTTGCCTTCTTTCATGGCCTGCTTTGCTTTTTCAAACTCAGCCGCGCGATTGTTTGAGTACTTCACATAGAATGTCTTTGGCGATATTCTTGGATAGTCATACTCATACCATTTGTTTTCCTCACTTAGGAAAACGCCAACATAAATTGCGCCTTCAAATGATTCCGATGGATTCACAATGACAATAGAAGCAATAGTGCCCTTGACTTCGCGCGGTTCTTCTGCAGGCCAACCTTTTACACCGTCAAGTGAGAAGTACACGCAATTGGCAAGTATAATAAACAATGCAATAGAAGCAAACTTTGTATGAAAATTATTCCAATATAGAGATATTGCCATCACAGCGAAAGCAAGTAGAGCGATTATCAGTAGGAGTGTCTGTGTCATCTTTGTTGTTCTCCCATGATAGGAACATAATCAGTCATAAGACGAATTATGTTCTTGTTGTTTCCCATCACAAAACGAAACGCAGTCTGTTCTTGCCACACTTGCGTCATTGTCAAAACAACTTTCTTTACAGACACAATGCTTGGATTGATTTTCATCAACTCAACAACAACTGGTATATTTACAGGATAGTTGATTGCTAAACCTTTTTGTTCATTTGCGGCCTTACATGAATACAAATGAACATTGACAACATATTCACCTGGGAATGTGCCGCGCAATGTTACATATTCTTTGTTGTCTGGATCAATAATAGTTTTATTACCATCAATATTGAAAATGCTGCGGCGTTGCCCCATATCATCGCGCTCATAATACATCAAGCCATATTCAGGCATCTTGAATGATACGATATTGTTTTGAGGATCACGCACCCACATATCAACATCGCAGTCAACATTCTCTGGCCATTCCATTGTGATGATATAGTCAGCATTCTTTTTGATGCCTTCGCTTTGTTTAGTGATTGGCGCAATAAGAAGTGCCGTGAGGATGAATAGAAAAACTGTTCCTGTCAGTAGATTGATCAGCAGGTCTATATATGCGGTACGAAAGTCAAACTTCTTATGGCTCATCATATGTCACTACATATAACAAACTCTTTGATATAAGACTTGCTAATATGCCAACAGCATTTGTATAGAGCGCAATACCAAGACCAACTGACATGTTAGCCAATAGAGTTGCTAGACTTGTTGGATCAGTAACGGAGGCTGATGTAATGCCAGATGAAAGTAGATAGATGAATCCGATAACGGTGCCCAACATGCCAAGAGCCAGCATTTGTTCGGATAAAAACCAACAGGCATCTACCAGCTTACTCTTGTACTGCTTTGTATACGCGATATAGCCAATGATGCCTGTTGTGATAATGTAAAGAATAGCGAGGGCTGATGTGATCATTGTCACATCGTCGTGCCATATCTTCTGCACAATTCCTAGATGATATGCCCAGAAAACGCCAGATGCTACGACTAAGTTGGTAATCCACCAAATATAAAACGATTTAACAATTTTCATACAGTCCTCACTATTTTAAAGCCTGTAGTATTTAGTGACTACTCCAGTCTAAGAGTAGCGACACCAGCCGCGACATTTAAACCAGTCTGACCAGAGATGGATACTGGATTGAGAACAATACCAGACTTGAATCCACCAACAAGAGCATTTACACCAACGCCAACAACAAGAGTTGCTTCGGCATTAACACCGGTGTAAGTTCCCTTGAGTCCGTGATTTGAAGCGCCGTCAACGCCGAGTACAGCCCAAACGACAGTCTTGTTACCAGTTACGCCAATATCAACGCCAAGGCGTGAGAGTTCAGCATTATACTTCTTGGTATGCCCCTGATTGTTCCGATAGACGCACTCGCCCTGATGAACAGAGCCAATGAGAAGTCCGGGTCCGCCATCAAACTGACAGGTAAGAGTGCCGAGCTTCACGCCATTAGCCTGAGCAGGAACAGCCATTAGTCCAACGGCCATAAGAGCCGCAACGATAGTAGTCTTAATCATATTATTCTCCAGTGTTTGATACAAAATTGTTTAGTGTCTTTGCCAGTTCAATCACGCTATTTACATCGATATTAGGAACATCCGGATATGGAGGCATATCAACATCCTTGTTCTGCGAAAGGGCAATAGATGCTTTTTCACGCGCAAGGCCCCAATCATTCTCAAGACGAATGCGTTCGTTCATTAAATTTTCGGTGATAATATTTTGGGCCATTGCCAAAAGATCGTAGCGAAGTTCATATGGTGTCTTAGTCATAATAAAATCCTTTGTGTTTGTTGTGTGTTAAGTGGGTCCGTTCTGTTTCTAGGTGGAACCCATACCCACCAAGTTAAGCCGCTAGGGCCATCTTGTATGGAGCGTTATCATTCGCTGCATTTAGTTTTTTTGCGCTTAAAGTAGTCGCCTACTATTATCTCCAGTTACCTATTTCACTCTTGTCGATCCTGTTTCGCCCCCATCAAAAAGACATATCTCTATCAGCAAGAGAAAACTGAAACTGTTTATGTTCTGGGCAATATGTGAGCCTTCCATGAAAACGCCAACCTAACTTGTAGCCACTCTTTTGAGTGTTGTTCCATTTAGCATCACAACGAACACAACAATATTCTTTTTTCATCTATGTCCTTTTGGTGGAGGCGTGGGGTACTGCCCCCCAGTCCGTCTTGTCTTTAACTTCCTTCATCGATAATACTTGCGAATGAATAGGGGACCAAAGCGATAGCATGTATAAGCCAAACGATGTTCTTTACACACAGCCCAATACTTTGTATCCCATATCCAATCAATTGTGTACATTATATATCTTTCTTCTTCTTTCGTGTTATCTTCTTCACGGGACCATCATCATACGGTGTCCAACGCTTCACAGTACCATCGTCTAGGAGCTTGATGAGGTGTTCACGCTCTAAGGCCTGAATCGTTACAGTAGCACCAAGAATAAAACCGGTGCGTCTACTATAATAAGCACATACACCGAAAGAAAGTACTAGAAGAACGATCATCCAAGTTTCAAGGTACATTATAGTTTTTCCTGTTTATAGAGATGGATCTTTTCCAGTAGACTTTCAATATACTGGTTCTTATCGCGTATGAAGACTTGTGGGTGTTCCATGAAATCAACAGATACAAGAATAACAATTTGATCTATGGGTTCACCCACAAGTTCTTCATACATTAGAGCATACGCAGTACATTGCTCAAAGTAATTTTCTATCCACTCTTCCTTCTTCTCTTTTCTGGAAGTCTTGAAGTCGATGATCGAAAGTGTCTTACCAAACTCAGCGATAACATCAGTTCTTCCAGCAACACCAAGCTTCTCACTATACAGTGGACTCTCAATATAGTGTATATTGTCTACCAAGTCAAGTGTTTCTTTCATATCGTTGAAAGATTGTTTCATATCTGGCATTACACCGTCCAAGAATCCCTCTTCACCACGAATGTAACCTTCCATCATATTGTGGAATTTAGTTCCACGCAGGGACGCGCGTGTGGACACTTTATCGGCTTCATCATGACCAACGCGATTGCGCCACTCAATCATAGCCTTCTTCTTGAAATGCCCGAGGACAGTTGTAACAGACGGAAGTTTAACACCGTTAGGAGAGATATAAAACCTCTCCCCGGTGCTTTCATCTGTTTCTAACTGTTTCAGTTCTGGCATGCCAGATACGAAATTAAACTTCTTCATAAACCCATTGCGTCTTTCTGTATTATATATGACTTCACCAGACCAGAGCGTACAATATCTTCTTTCATAAATTCAACATGCTCGAATGTATTTATTCTCTTCGTGATGGACATCAACTGTGTGATGCCTTCTTGTTCGTGTCTCTTCAACAAGTCTGTCTGCCTAAAGTCACCACAAACAATGATGCGAGACTCATCACCCATTCTTGTCATTACCGTATCTGCTTCTTGGAAGGTCAAGTTCTGGCTTTCATCCAAAATTACAATCGCTTTGTTAAATGTGATACCGCGCAAGAATGAAGTGGTTGTAAACTGGACAATTCCCTTCATCTTTAGTATATCGTAGCCATCACCTCTTCCGAACAAACTATCGCAAATCTCACGATATGGTTCTTCATAGACAGCGGCCTTTTCTTTCATAGAACCTGGAAGAAATCCCATATCTCTGGAAGGTACAACCGAGCGAACT